CATAGAAAAATTTTAAATTCTGAATTTTATAGAGGACTTACAGGCAGACAAAGAGATGTAATAATCACCTTACTACTCATGGTGAATCATGAGCCTAAGGAATGGTTTTATAAAGGAGTAAAATATAAAACCGAGCCAGGACAATGTATTACATCACTTCAAAAAATTGCAGATCGTTGTGGAAAAGACTGTACTCGTGAAGTTGTGCGTGCAACCATAAAACACGCAGAAAACGCACATTTTCTAACACACACAACACACGCAACACACACAGTTATAAGTATTGAGAATTGGGAGAAGTATCAAGACACTAACACAGAAAACACACAAAGTGCACGCAACATAGACACAAAAAGCACCTGTGTTTTAAACACTAACAAGAATATAAGAAATAAAGAATACAAGAAGTATAGTCCTGACTCTGATGAGTTCAGGCTCTCTAATCTTCTTTATGGGCTCATAAAAAAGAATAACCCTCAGTTTAAACAACCTAACCTGGACAACTGGTGTGGACATGTGGATAAAATGCTTAGAATTGATAAAAGGTCCGTTGATGATATTGAAGCAGTAATAAGATGGTGTCAGCAGGATAATTTTTGGCATAAAAATATACTATCAACAGATAAGCTGAGGAAACAGTTTGATAAGCTTTACATGAATATACCGAAAGACAAGAAGGTTATTCCATTCAAGAAAGATGGTGACAAAGATGACTGGGGATATATGTAATATTAATGCAGAAATGGCATTTTTAGGGTCGATAATCACTGATGGAAAATTAATAGTAAGGGCTATAGAAGATGGCATAAAGCCTGGAGACTTAACTGGCAAGGGTTTTGACATAATATATCAGTGCATGTTGTCAATTCATAATTCCAAGAAACCAATAGAAATGGTCAGTCTGGTTGCTGAATTAAAAGCTATGGGAATACAGGCCCCAGTAAGTCTTTTAACAGATATGGCATCCATGGGAATAACGCCCAACTTTAAGTATTACATGGATGAAATAAAAGACAACTCATTCAAAAGAAAAGTTAAAGACCATGTCTTTGATTTAGTAAATAGCCTTGAAAGTAAGACTCCCTCAGAAATTAAAAGCCATATAGAAGATTTGGCTAATAAATTTGATTACGGGAGTGTCGAACAATTATTTGTTGATGCAAGTGAAATCAAAAGAACAGATTTAAATTCAGGGCTTGAAACTGGATTTAAAGACCTGGATGCACTTTTAGGGGGGCTTGTCTATGGAAGCCTAACTATCTTAACCGGGGAGCCAAGTTCCGGGAAGTCAACATTGCTTAATCAGATCGTAGCTCAAAATATAATGAATGGGCATAGATGTATGTTGTATTCAGGAGAATTGACAGACTTCAATATCCTGCAATGGTTCATGAGAACAGCTGCTAACCCAAGTGACCTACAAGAATTTAAGGGGAAAATCAACACATATTATGACGTTACATCTCATGGTGAACATTCAATAAGAGAGTGGATTAAGAATAAATTATTTATTTATTCAGAAGAATCTATATCAAGTGTTGATAACATATCGGCCAGTATAGAGTACTTGGCCAGAACAAAGGATGTTAAATTATTTGTTTTAGATAATATGATGACAATTGATAATTCAGGTCTTGAAGAGTTAGACAAGCAGAAAAGACTAGCTAAGAAGCTTAAGTCTCTGGCCAGAAAATATAAGATATGCATCATTTTAGTTGCACATCCCAAGAAAAAAGGAGATAAAGACAGATATCACATGCATGATGTATCTGGGGCCAGTGAAGTGGTTAATCTTGCAGACTATGAGTTGATATTAACTAGGAGCATTAAGGTTGATAGCAAGACTAATGATGTGTCTGATATTACCAAGATTGGGATTCTTAAGAATAGAACAACAGGTAAACAGGGCATTAGTCGAAGATTAAACTTTGATGATATGCGAAAAAGATTCTGGATAGATGATAGGGATAAAATAAAAGATTATGGCTATGACAAAGTTGACCAGGTTAGCTTTGTAGAGCTTGATGATGTGGCCAATGATGTGCCATTTTAGGGGGAGATGAGATATATGGATGTTGTTGAAGAATATTTGAAGAACCTGAAAAGGTTTGATGATGCAGAAAAGTATTTCGAATCACTAAGTGAGGAACAGCTTAAGGATATAGAGTCTACAAAAGAATATGCTGCGTTTCTAAGAATCTGGAAAAACCTTGAAAGATTATATCCGCTTGCAAAGGCAGCAGGATGTACTAGGGTGAAGTACTACGAAAGTTAGGTGATCATATGTGAAGGCTCCATGCTATAAGTGTGAACAGCGTCATGTAAATTGTCATGACAATTGCTTGAAATATAAAGAGTATAGAAAAGAAAGGGAAGATGTTTATAAAAAGGCTAAGGAAAGTGTTGATTTAAGAGGATATTTTCAAGATGAACTTAATAAGAATGTTTTTGGAAGGGGAAAGAAAAAATGATGGAATGGTTCTATAAGCACAGGTGTAAAATTCATGCCTTGGCCCTAATTTGTAATTTTGGGTTAGGTATGTTTGTAGGATATAGGATTGTTGAGCATGAAGCTAAGACCTACATAGGGACAGTCATCAAAAAAGACTACCAACCAAGTGAGATAAAATACGAAAGAAGAGAAGAGTGGAGTGATGGGAAATTAAAAGTTGTCAAGGTGCCTGAAAGGGCAGAAGAACAGTATTCATTTTTACTAAAGGATGTTTTTGGAAACCAAACAACAGTTTTTGTCACAAAAGAGGAGTACAAGCAATTTGAAATCGGTGATAAATACAGGAGGTAGGAGGTAGGATATATGAATGTGGTTATTAGATATAGAGATGGGGTTATATTTAATCCTGACTGCATATATGCAGATGAGCGACCAGAAAATTATAGAGAAAAGGGAAGATTAGTTGCTAAAAAGGGGCTAGATTACTATACACTTCAAGAATACAAAACTCATTTTGAAGCAGTAAATCACTTAAATCAAATTATTGAAGGATGCTTACAACTCAAATACTTCATAATTGATATAAGGGATGAGTAAAAAAAAGGATGGGGGAGTATGGATAAAAAAATACAGATACTAGAGTTATTTGGTGGAATTGGAGCACCAAGGGTGGCACTTCGTAACTTAGGCATACCTGTAAAGTCTATTGACTATATAGAAATTGACGAAAAAGCAGTTAGGACATATAATTCAATGTTTTCTAATGAACTAGAATATAAAACTCAAGATGTTGTAGGCTGGAATCTTAAGCCTGATATCTTAATACATGGTTCTCCATGCCAAGATTTTTCTATAGCAGGAAAACAAAAAGGAGCTGACCAAGGAAGCGATACAAGGTCAAGCCTAATGTGGGAGACGCTTTATATCATTGAGCAGATGGGTGAGTGGAAGCCTAAAGTGGTGATATGGGAAAATGTAAAAAATGTGCTTTCAAAATATATGAAGCATAATTTCAATAAATATATAAATTATATGAAAAAACTTGGCTACTTTAGTAGTTACGAAATATTAGATGCACGTGATTATGGTTTACCTCAGGCAAGGGAAAGAGTATTTACAATATCAATATTAGGAGAACATGTATTTGATTTTTCCTTGTTGAAGAAAAGAGAGATGAAAAATATACAAAGTTTTTTAGAAAGTGACACTAAAGAGCATTATACGGTTACCCAACCATCAATGATAAGTAAAATAAAATTAAGAGAGGGATCGACATTCAAGTGGACCGTTCCTGTTATTGAGAATTTTGCATATACAATTACTTGTAAGCAAATGAGATGCCCCAATAGTGGTGTAATAAGCTTAGGTAATGGAAAGTATAGATATCTAACCGAAAGAGAGTGTTGGAGGTTACAGGGTTTTTCTGATGATGAATTTGAAGCTGCATTAAAAGCACATCCAGGTAGAAAAGGATGTTTAAATGGTGCATTATATAAACAAGCAGGTAATACAATACCAGTTCCAGTATTGGAGAACGTATTTGAGGTGTTGATAGATAAATATTTGTAAGGGAGCGAGGTAAAATAATGACATACTTTCACGAGAATTTGAGGTATCACGAAGATACAAAAGTTAAAAGGGCAATATGCAAGGATGACATAGACTTTTTAAAAGCACTACAAAAAGAGAGAAACACACAGGATAATTGCGGTACTGCTGATGTTAGAACATGGGTTATAAAAGATAGAAATGATACAGTTACAGCAAAAGGGCATGGTAATTATTGTATCTTATTTGACTTAGAAAGTTGCAATTACTTAGATTTAGAAGATATTTATGATATTTTATGTGACTTTGAGTTAGAGATTGATTATTATACAGAAGAAATAGTTATAAATTGCTTAAAATTTGAAAACAATACAATTACATTTAAATATTTAAATGAAGAAGCAATTATAAGTAAAGATAACAATAATACTGATGGAATTATTGTCAAAGGAATATATGTAGATAAATTAATTAATTTTTTAAATGCACATGGATATAGTATTGATATAACATATATGATGGTCAATTGGGAGTATAAATTTTGCTTCTTAACGCAAAAAGCGGCCGAAAACTACTTAAAGAGAAAGGAGCATAGACATTCAGTAGACGCACATACTTATTGCATATGTACATATCAGGATCCGGAAATTGCCAAGTTAATGGAAATTATAGAAACAGTAGACTGGGGTCGAATAGCAAATATAGGTATTGACAAAGGAGAATAATATGAGGCGTGTTGATTACATTGTTTTAGGATGGTATTTAGCTTGGATGTTAGTATTCTTAACAGCTTTATTTAAATAAAGATAGAGAGGTATAAAAATGGGAAAGATTTATGAAGTTTATGAGAGAAATGGGATTGTATATTTTCTGAATGAAAATAAAGAAATAGAATTTTATAGGATGCCTGACACACTAACCATGAAAATTGAAACAGAAACCAATAATGGTAAAATAATGAATGTTGTAGATAATTTAAAAGATGGGATTACTATATTTTCAAAGGATGGGATTGAATTATTGGAAATGCTTGGGCTTTTCCACATGGCAGAAAATTTATTTAAGAGAGATGAGAAAGATGAATAACGATATAAGGAAACTGATAGATGACAACTGGGACGAAATAAAAGAGCTTATTGCTAAAAAGGCAGAGGCAGAGCAGAAACCTAAGACCATATGGGATTTAAAAATAGAAGATTGCGAAAAATATTATTGCATTGATTCTGATGGAGCAATTGTACAACACATGTTTAATGAAAGTTTTGATGAAGTTAATAGAGAAATAGGAAATGCCTTCTTAACTAGAGAAGAAGCTGAATTTGAAAAAGAAAGACGTAAGATAGAGGCTATCCTAAGGAAGTATAGCAGGCCTTTTAAAAGTGGTGAATACAATTATGTAGTTGTGTGTGACACCGAAAATAACATGATTCTTGTACAAGTAGCACAATTTCACTATTCAGGTACTCCGGTCTTTGCAAGCAGGGAAGTGGCAGAAAAAGTAGTTGATGAAATTGGAAAGGTTAGGTTGAAGAAGTATTGGTTTGGAGTTGCCGAATAGTGTAATAGTGGTATATGCAAAAATTGCACAAGCCATCATAAAGGGAGGATAAAACATGGACGAAAATCAAAAACAAAAATTTAAAATAAAGCTAATATCTCTAGATGAAAAGCTAAGAAAAAAACAAGATTTAGAAATGGAAATAAATCGTCGATGGAATGTATTGTTAAGAGAAGAATCATTGACAAATACTGACAGGCATTTAATATCAACAGCTTTAAATAGTCAATTTGGTAGTGTTGAAAGCAAAATCAAAAAAGAATACAAGTATCATAATAGGGAATTGCCGGAGATTTTAAGAGATTGGATATAAGGAGATGGAGAATGAATAATGTTGTTATAATTGGAAGATTAACTAAGGATCCTGAGCTTAGATATTTAACATCAGGAACAGCAGTAGCTACATTTACATTGGCTATTGATAGAG